ATCTGTCGCTTGATCTTGATAAAGCACAAAGTCTGGCACAGGCACAAGCGTGTCTGAGGTCATCGTAGCGTACAAAGGTTTAGCACACGGAAAGAAATTCTCAAGCCCTAACGGATCGTCACGTTCGTCAATGATGTCTGGGCAGCTCTTACTAATCCAATAAACCTTGCCGCTTTCTTTGTCCCACATCTCGCAAATCTTAGCTCTTGTGAAGTCTTTGGATTGTGTCGAATACTGTTTGTTTGTCTCTGGCCCTGCATCCAGCGGTATCTTCTTAGCCATTTCCTCGCCAAACCGTTCCGTCAGGCTTTCTTTTGTCATGTACACCCACCGCCAGACAGACGTTACTTCTTCCCATGTTCTTGCTACTGAGTGTCCAAAGTCCTTCCAATGCACATAATCGGTAGGCGCACACTCGTACTCGATTTCCTCTTGAGGTTCAAGTTCCTCGCCCACTGCGCCATCAAGCGTCATTGCAGTTTTGACTTGTTGACTGCTTTGTTCTTCAGGCTCGTCAACGTCCTCCGTTACCTGAAACCCGTCCTCTGGCTCATCTTGCGCCCGAACGTGCGGCTCGTATCTGACCCAAGCAACTCCACGCCCACCCAAGAATCTATCCTCAACTGCGTGTTTCATGGTCGATCTAAAATCGGTGTAATGCTCAATCTCAAAGTCCAAAGCACGTTCAATCAATTGCGAGGCAACACGAGCAACTGGATCGTTATCGCCAAAGCGTCGGGATACGTCAGCCTTGGGTAGCCTGGCATACACCGAGGGTATCAGCGTCTGTACGTTTGACCACAGGATGTTAAATTTAGCGGTTTCGTTTGTGTTTGCATTGCGGTTGTCATCACGATAGCGCCGCACAATCTTAGTCGTGCGAGCTTCCCATTTCTTAAACTCATTGTCGTATTGGCTGATTACGTTTAGCCACTTTTGAACGCCAGTCAATGCTTCCATTTCAATATCTCGCAAAAATTACGTCACGGTTGACCCGTCCGACAATCTCATAGCCCCAACTTGCAAGCAATTCAATTGTGTCCTCATCGCTGTATCCATACCGACTGCCCAAGCCTTTCAGCTCAAGCGTAATGATTGGGTGTGTTTTATTTATCGTTTGCTCTGCACCAAGCAAAGCCAAATGCTCGTAGCCTTCAATGTCTAACTGTATAAAATCGCAGTCATCTACGTCATACGAGTCAATTGGGATTACTTTTACGTCCGTACCAACTTTTAATTGATGCGCCCCAATGTTCTCAGGGTAAACGTGGTCAACAGACGCTGTGCCGTGTTTATGACCGAACGCAGCTAAAGTATGTTCAATGTTTTCACTGCCTGCAACATTTAGTAGCAATGCTTGATAATTGACCGTATCAGGCTCAACTGTGATGACACGCTCAAATTGTTGCGCCATTGTTGCGGGATATACGCCAATGTTGCCACCAGCTTGGATGACGGTGCGAAACTGGTTTATAAAGGCATAACTCTCCTTTAAGTCTGGCAACTCGACCAAGAGTGCGTTAATGCAACACTCGTCTAAGTCAGGTACTTGCCAGCCTTCAACCAATTTCATACGGTATCCTTGTTTGTTCCCACGGTCTTGGTTTGCCGTGAAAAATTACCACTTTGGCATCGTCTAAACCTTTCGGTAGCACATCAGCCTTAAAACTCACAATGCCATCACATATATCTTGCCAGTACGTCACTCGATCTTTCATGTGGTGTTCGATATAACTTTGATCGCCACCAGCTGCGTACATCGGTAATTCGGAAAACCTGTCGTACAGTTCAACAGGCTTTGACCAGTACATCATGCTCGACTGCATCGCTTTTGGGTTGTACTGACCCCTGTAAACGTCACGCATAATCACAAAATCGTGCTGTTTTGCCGCTTCGATGATCTCAGTACAGTCACCAGTTAGCACCGTATCTAGGTCAAAATACAGCGCACTTGGCAGCCTAAACAACTCCATCTTTGCCCACCAACCAATCCAATCATGCAGCAAAGGGATGGTTTTGCACTCTAACTTTACATCAGACAGACAGACAAACTCATGCGGCGGCAGATACTTAGCGCACATCTTTTGCAGCGCATAAACGTGTCTAGGCTCAAAGTCTCCACCAGACCGCAATACGCTTGCTACGATCATGCGCTAAATATGCCTGTTGCCATCACCGACACGCCTGCGGCAGTTGTTACTTTCCATGCACCTGTCGCTGAGATTGTTTCAATGGCAATTGAATACACGCCAACTGGAGTAGCCGCAGGAACAATCACAATTGACGTTGAGCCATCAATCAAGGTAACTGTGCTGGTTGCCGCAGTCGTGACGTTTACGATCAACTTGTGTACATAATCGCCTGTTGCGCCTGTGCCGCCAAGAACCTGTGCGGTTTGACTTGCTGCAACTGTTTCGTATTGGTAACGATAAGGATAAGGTACGCCACTCATAATCTGCTACTCCTAGTTGGTTTGTGGGTTGCCCACATATCATTCAATGTAACTGTGTTCTCAGGCCCGACAATCAACGGCTTGACCATATCAGGCTGCTTAACCTTTGGCTCTAACCTCCAAGCAATCGCTAACATCCTCATTGCGTCAGCTGGGTGACTCGTCCAGTCATGCCGTGGTGTCTGCCTAAACGCTTTCTTGTCCTCGTCGTATTCCCGCTGATATTGCCGTAGTGCCTCTAGCCCGTCATGCGTTCGTTCAGCATCAAACCAGCACATCGGCAGCATCTGTCTGACTGCCTGAATCCCGTCTTGCACCGACAAGTCAGGCACAATTGCCATGTTATTAATGCCTAGATACTCTGCTAATTGCTCAATGACTGACTTACCCGCTGCTGCCAGAGTTTTAGCCCTTGCATCGTGCGGTAAGTAATGTTTTCCGTATTTATACGGCTTTTGTAGCACTATTTTAGCGATTTCTGCGATATTTGCACCACTTATTGCGAAATAATCAATGATGTGGATTTCGTTACGCACGACCTGATACCACCAAATCGCCGTGTCATCACGGTAACCCAAGTCAAACGCCGTGTGGCAGGGTATGTGCGGATCGTAATCAACACGCCTAACTTGTCCCGCATCCGTGATCTTACGTAAGTCCTCGCCATAGAACGCCCCCAAGATGGCAGCTTCAAACGAACACTCGTACTCTTGTAGGAACTGGTCATCGCTGATTTGTGCGGCAGCCGCCCGTAGCTCGGTGTCAGGCAACAGTCCAGATTGACTAGCCTTTAAGACTAAATGAAACCATTCGTCAGGCGTTCGCCGTGCTGTTTCAAATATTTCCCAAAACTGATTTTTTCCTTTCGGCGTTCCCGCAAAAACGCACCAGCCCTGTTTGTCGCTCAAACACGGTCTCACGACGTTACCCCAAACAGACGGCTTAAAATCCCCGTATTCGTCCATAAACACGCCATCAAAGCCTAGTCCTCGCATTGAGTCGGCATTGTCTGCACCAAATAGTCGTATCTTGCCGCCTGTGACAAGCTCAATGGTCAGCTCTGCCTCATTGCTTGTAGCCAACACAGGCTGGGCGAAATGTTTAAGGTAATCCCAAGCCACAGACTTAGCCTGGCTACGGAATGGCGCAATGTACGCAAATAAGGGATTTGGGCTTTTGCACATGAGCGCAGCCCTGATAATGTCGTTGATTGCTGCGACAGTCTTGCCTGCACCCTTCGGCGGTGGGCAACTAAACACGCCCACCGCTCACTCCTATCGTGAAAAGGTTTAAATGCCTGTCTAGGCGAATACGGTAAAGTTACTTCCCGTCTTGCCACTTCACCACCAGTTCAATCGGGCCATCATTAGCGCCAGTATGTTCGGTTCGTGCAAGTTTGGGAACGTGGTATTCAGCGACAGCCATGAAACATTCAAACGCTGTCTTTGGCCCGTACCGTTCATCCGTAGCGATCTCCTCAAGCCACGTTTGCAGCAGGTGGGCGTTACCATCCACGAACGCTGCAATCGCCTCACGAGCCTTCGTAGTGCTTTTGTTAGGCACTCCCTTGGGTCTGCCTGCACCTTTAATATTTGTTAATTGTTTTTTAGTCTGAGTCATTAACTTATCCAATTGTGATAGTTTAAGTCTATGAGGTAGTTTAGCTTATTTACTTAGCTTATCAAACTCTTGTTGTAATAGTTCTTTTCTTGTAACAGGCACAGCGTTTTTTTCTAATATATTTACCGTTTCTGGCTGAAAGGACACAAAATTACTTGTTTTGTTTTTATTAAGATATGCTTGTGCATCCGCTAAATTATCAAAATATTTTTGTTCTGCACCGCCACCAGGCCATTTGCCTACAACATATTTTCCTGTTGTGCTTTCGTCTGGAGTCAACATACGCCAGTTTCTACTGCCCTCGTCTAAATATTTAATTCCTGTAATACCAGCATTACTTAAAATTTGTGATGCTTCCGGAGCGTTGCCAGGCACTATCCAACCATAAAGATTTTGACCAGAAGTAGAATATCTATTTAATGAGTCATTAAAAGAATTCTTTAACATTTCTTCCGTAACTTCTTTTGCTTTACCTTGCTTAACTCTAGTAACCAATACACCAGCATCTGTCACATAACCTAAACCGTCATCAAATTGTTTAACTTTTAACCCTAAATTTTCAGGTGTAATTCTTGCCAACAATTCTTTGCTAACAGGCTTATCCCAATCAAGCATCATTGGTATTGCAGCATCTGGTATATCTGCCTTGTACAAATTCCCAGCGGGTTTATACGAGCTTTCTAACGATTTTGCCCAAGTAACAATTGATGGGTTATCAATTCTAGCAATTGCGTCTTTAAATTGAGTTCCTTGCATTAAATCTTCAATAAAACTCATTTTTTCATATTCAACTGCCGCTTTTTCATAAGGCATACGGTCAGCTTTGGTTGATATGCTTTCGTAAAAATTTGTCAATGGCTTACCGCTAATTGTTTGATCTAGTCTTACAGGATCGCCACCTTTCATCAATTGCGACCTTGAAATGTCTTTTTGATATTGTTGCGCTACAACAGGGTTTTCAGCAAAATACATTCCATGTCCGTAAGCCTGTGCGCCTTCGCCAGTCCCAACTTTAGCTAAGTCAAACCCTCCTTTTATTTCATGTGGTGTGCCGTGGTAGACGTTTAACGCTAAGTCCGTACCACCAATGCCTGTTGGGTTGGTCAATGCTTTACCCGTTGCAATGCCACCACCAAACATATTAAGCGCCATGTTTGCAGCTTCTTCGCCAGGCTTAAACGTTGGGTCTGATCCCGTCAACGCTCGTGCTGGTGAAGTAAACGCATTTAGCGCACCTGCAAGCAATCCCGGCAACGCCACTTCTCGTTTGTTAAATACCGATCCTTCCATCGTGTCACGGAATGGCAAGAATGTTGCTCGGCCCTCCATCGGCAGCGCTTTTGAGTACCACGGCTGCTCACCCTGCGCTGCGTTAAATCTGCGTAATTCTTCTTCTTCGCTTAATAACGATGCTAATTGTTTAGGATCAGCCACGGTTGCGCTCACTTATGTTTTTAGCTTTTGACCTTGCATCTTCTTTGCTTGATGCGCCCCATGCTCTTAATGCTAAGGCTAACCTAGTGGGCTTCCCGTCTTTCTCCATCGGCCCTGCCATGTTGCCCATTCGTGCTAAGAAGCTGGCTCGTCTTGGGTTGTCACCTGATTTGACTGGTGGCTTGAGATTCATGCCTTCAGCTTTGGCACTTGCTCGACCCTTGGCATTGAGACCGCCAGCAGGGTTTTTGCCCTCTTTGCGTTGCCAAGCCGCTGTCATTTCTTTTCGTCTTTAGCTGTCTTGGCTGATTCTTTAAAGTCTTTAGCCGTAGGTGCGCCTGGTTCGCCTGGCTTTCTCATCTTTTCACCTGATCCTGCTTTGATCCGTTCCTGTTTGGCTAAAATATTTGCGTATAGTCCAGCTTTCATGTTTCACCTATCGTTTACGCATCATTTGATAATCTGAATTGCTCATAGCGCCTTGACCCATGCCTTGTTGCATCATGATTCGGCGGTCTAGTTCGCTCATTGCACCTTGGGGATTGTTTACAGTTGGCATTGGCACTGGGTTTCCACCTATGCCGCCTTGGGGAATTGGTCTGCCAAACATCTGTGCTGGCGGTTGCATAAACGGGCCTTGTCGCATCGCTTGACCATCCATTGGTACAGGCTGCATACCGTAATTTGGTTGTCCACCCATCACGCCTTGAGCCATTAGCATATCAGCGTCTGACATTGCTCCAGAACCTGCGCCTTGTAGCGCTTGCAGGAACTTTTGCGTTTGTTGTTCTTGAAGCATCTGAGCTAGTTTTTGTGCTTCAGGGTTTTGTGCAAAGTCATCCATAACCATTCCTATTTAAGAAAACGCAGTTTATAGAGCGTTGAGTCGATCAATGCTGCTATTTCGTCAATAATATTCTGTAATGGCGTGTCCGTTGGCAATTCTTTGCGGATTTCTTCAACAAAGTCGCACAGACTTTTGAGGTATTTCTGTGGCGTTTTTGCCAAATGAAACTCATCCGGATAGGTTTTTATCTTATCGTATTTGCCTTGGTACGCCTCTGTAAAGTTATCTACGAGGTCTGTGATACCTTCGTAATACTTTTGCAAGGCTTTGTGCTCTGCGTAGCTTTCAGTCTGAAAGTGCATAAAATGAGCATTGGTTGCGCTATGTAGTAGCGTTGCTACGAATACGGCAGGAAAGTCCATTTACGCCTCATTCTCAAAGGTGGCTAGGATTATTGTACATTGACCTCCTAATTTAATCACGCCTCTTGTGATAGTGATTTCGTCAAACTGGCAGTCATCGTCAAACACTCCTGCGTCTTGTAACGCATCTAAAAGTGCCTTGATACGGTTGTCAAGGTCAATGGCTCGTTTGTCCCGTGGGAATATTTTTATGATTGCCGCTAATCTTTGGTTGCCAAGTTTAGGGATATTGTTCTGAGTGACGTATTCCTGCACCGCTTGTTTGTACTCCCTGCCGCCTTTTGACAAGACTGTGCGCCCCCTAAAGTTTCGCCAATAAGTGTTTACGCTCGGCGGCAGGGGTAGCTGCATGGTGATTAGCATTGAACCAATCCACGCTCAAATAGCTCGCCAATCGTCTTTCTATGCGCCAATTCCCACAACTCAACCCGCATCACTCTGTTTAAGTCTTTGCCTTGGTCAATCTCGCTATGGCAGTTAAAACACAGCGACGCTATCCTGTAATCGCTTGCTTTGAGTCCTCTGCCTTTACCGTCCCGCAGTTGGTTACTGTGCGCTGCAACAATTGTTCCGTCCTCAATACCGCAAAGTTGGCATGGAAGTTCTCGACAAGCTACTAAGAGTTTGGGGTTTCTGTACATTTTGATTCTGCCCATTCTTGTAATTGTAGCGCCATGAGCTGCATATCAATTGCACAATCCGCAGCTGCGTTATAGCTTTGTTTATGCAACAGTTTACGGTATTGCATAATTAAAGCCGTCAGTCTAATCATTGCTTCGCTGTAATCAATCATTTTGTCAACTTTTCTATTTGTCGATTGCTTGCTTGCTCTGTGCGAAACGCCTCAAAACGCATCTTTGCCGATTCAAGCCGCCATTTGAGCGTTTCAGCCGCTTCTGTGGCTTCGCCTATAGCTTTACATAGGTTTTGATATTCGTCGCTTGCGTAAGCTTCCCGCTCTTGTGCGCCAATAGCCAGTTCGCCTGATTTCTTCATCATAATTGACTTCAGACTAGATTTATACGCCTCAAGCTCTGCGACCTTACCTTTAGCTTGTCCGTATAACGGTGCTGTGGTGTAAATGTAGTCAATAGCATCGTGAGGATTAAAGTCAGCCACAATTGCGTTCCTTTAATTTTGCTTCTATTTGTTTGTAAAAATTCCATGCGTTGTAATCGTTTTTTTCGTTTACATCTTTAGTAATCAAAAGTGCTTTTTCATATTCTTTAAATATATTTTCTCTTATTTCATTAACTTCATTGTTTGTTAACCCGACCCACTGACGTTGTGCAACATACATCTGGGTATCATCATCGTCTTTGCTCATGTTCGCTCCTCAATGTTGTAAAACCAATCGTCCGCAGCAGACCATTTGCGTGTGCCGTCAACCGTCCAAATGTTTCGTGCCGCTTGAAAGTCAGGGAATTTCGTCTCAGCAGGAATTAGCGACTGGTCATACCAGAGACAACGATTATTAGGCTGTGTTGCAAACTGCCCATTGTCTAACCGTATCCAGTTAAACGATTTATGTTCTTCAGCTTGCTCTGTGAACCCGGTGTCAAGGTCTTGCCCGTCAGCGCAAAAATCTACCGTAAACAAATAAGTGCCAAAGTGCCATTCTTTGTCTTTACCTAAGAATTTAACCCCTAGGTTACGCAAGCCAATCTTTTCAATCACCGTAAACTTGTAGCCCATGCAGTCCCACAACTGAAGCGTGTCAATTGGCAATGATTCGGGCGTGTTTGTATGCCAGACATAAGCGTGTATTGGTAGCTTGTCGTAAAGCGCACCATAGGCGGGTAACAGGCTTTCAATGCGGAACACTTGCCCACGCAGCGCTTTCAAACTTACCCATATTGCAGGTTCAAACTCGCCGTGGCCTTTCTCAAAGTTATACAAAAATTCACGCCGCACAAAACACTTGATCGGCGGCAGTGACGCAACAATGTAGCTCATATCAAATCCATTTGTTTCGGCATAACCTTCCATTCCCGTTCAGCCCTGCCTGACTTGCTTTGCACGTTGCGACCAGTTAGCAGGATTTCATGATTGCGTTCTAACTCACTAAGCCGCCTGGCAACCTGATTGCCATCAAGTCCCGTAATCTGCGCTATGCCGTCTTTTCCTTGCGGGCCATACCTGCACAAAGCTGCAATGATTATCGTGGCGTGGTGAGCCGCTAAAGCCTTTGCACGGTCAGCTGCTGCCCAACTGGTTGACGGATCGGTGTTGCGAGCAACTTGGTTCATGTCAGTAACACCCATAACAGTGGAATGTAACCAAAGATTATTGCCAACAACAAAAATCCACCAATCCAAGCAATGACTGGGATTTGTTCGTCAGCAGCCGTGTAGCGTGTTTTGTATCGCATCGTGCGATCTGTGCGACC